AAAACAACATTATATCGTTATCTCGTTTATACGGGGCTTCATTTGCCTATAAATTGTCAACAAGAAGGGTGGGAAGAGTATGGTATCTATCATTGATTTTCTGTGCTACAGGAAATTAGATTAAAAATTCAGTAATGGAGAAATACTACGAAATAAAAGGGAAGCATCCGGGTTATCTGTTAATTTTCAAGAACGGAGACTTTTGTGAACTGTATGCGGCTGATGCCGCCATCGCTTCCGTAGTTTTGAATATTGCCGTCAGCGAACAGACCTGTGGACAGGGACAAACAATCCGGACAGTGCGTTTCCCTTTCTACAAACTTGATACCTACTTACCAAAACTGATACTTTTTGGCAGTCGGGTAGCTCTCTGCGAGTAGATTAACCAACGATAATTTTGAAAAATAATTAATAACTAAAAAGAAATGAGACGAGTGAAGGTTAAATGCATAGACACCCCTTGCGCATATGACATAACAATAGGGCGTGAATACTGGGGAGATGAGTCAGTTGACGGATATTGAATTAGAAACGATAAAGAAGTTCTAACATGGTATCCAATGCGATTATTTACATTAATAATGAGAGTAGACTAATTGATATAATCTGTACGGTACAGAACTAAAGAAAGGAGAATAGACTATGGGATTTACAACACCGTGCTTTATACGCAAAAATACACCGGAACTTCGGAAGAAGTTGGAGGAGTTGGGGTATGTTAAAAATTCCCCAATATGGACGGATAATTGCAGTATAATATGGGCTTATCAATATCCAGTGAAAGGATTTGATACTCCTAATTATGTGATTGCAAATTCTTTTGATATTCCTTTTGATAAACACAGCCTCTTATGTGGGGAATTTATTGATTGCGGAACCAACGAAGAGCTTTTCTTGGCTATTACTGCATTAAGGGATGATACAGATGAAAATCAGTGGTTTATTTGCGATGTAAATCATTGGGATAGATCGGACAATGGAGAAGCAACAGTTTATGCTGAAATAGGAGAATGGATTTTTTGTAAATCCAATGACGATGATTGTGCACGAGATAATCATTATCACAAGGCTACCGTAGAAGAGCTAATCGAACACTTTAAAGAAAAGGAGGAATAACCATGCCAACAATACTAAAAGAAACTTATCCAACAGCCAAGAAAGAGCATATATGTGAGTTTTGTGGCTATAAGATACAGCCGGGACAAAAATATGTTCGCCAGACAAATGTATATGACGGAGTCGTGTATGACTTTATCACACATCAAGAATGTAAGGAAGTTGCCCATGAATTGAGAATGTACGATGATTGTGATGACAATGGATTATGCGGAGAACAGTTTAGGGAAGAATTGGACTTATACGTATACGCCAATCATTACGATGATGAAGCGGATGATATTTGTTCTGATTGGCAGTTATCTCACTATAAGATAGCGAAAAAGGTATTGAAAGAACTTAAAAATGAATAGTCATGACCGAAGAACTTATAACATTAGAGACAGCGAAGCTGCTGAAAGAGAAAGGGTTTAATGAGTATTGTAAAGATATTATCAGGGAAGATAATGGTCGGATGATGCAATCTGTGTTCCGAACCAATAAGGACTTGCCTAAAGGTGCATATTCTCGTCCAACTCAGTCGATTGCTGCTAAGTGGCTACGTGAAACCAAGAACCTACATATTTCCATCATTAGAAACGCTTGCGGTTATGGCTATGATATATGCAAGGCTGATAATGGCACTCATATAACCGATGGAATATTTAAAGGTCCTAACGATGGTGGTCAGTGGGACACCTATGAAGAAACATTGGAAGTTGGAATACAAGAAGCATTAAAACTTATATAATCATGAAGAAAATAATGTTCTCGGATAAATTTGGCTTAACCCAAGCCGTATTGGAATGTCGGAAGACTATGACGAGAAGAATAATCAAATGCCCTAGAACTTTTAAAGGAGAATGGGTCGCAGGATTCAATATACACAGAAGTCCTTCTGATAAAGAGATAGTTGGCTTTCCTTGTATGTACGATGCAGATGAAAGGGAGTTTGATATGGGCGAGATATTGCCGAAATATGAACTTGGAGAAGTTGTTGCCATTGCGCAAAGTTATATGGATGTTGACCGATTTCATAGAAAAGGGAAAAATGCAGCTTACTTAGAACACTTGGATTCTATATTGCCTGAACTGAAATTACATCCCGGTTGGACTAATAAAATGTTTGTGAAAGCCGACCTAATGCCCCGCCATATTGAATTTACAGATCGTAAGGTTGAACGCTTACAGGACATTAGCGATGAAGATTGCTTGAAAGAAGGGATATATGAAGATTCGGGTGATGATGAGTTTCCGCCATCTATATTTTATGAGTTTGAGGGAAACAAAGACGATGGATTTGATACTCCACGTGAAGCCTTTGCCGCCCTCATAGATAAAGTTTCTGGCAAAGGTACATGGGAAAGCAATCCGTTTGTATTTGCTTACGAATTTAAATTAGTTGATTAAAGGAGAAATAGCCATACCAACAAGTGAAGTTATGAACCGAGAAGAATACAGGCAACTATGCAGGCATTACAGCCCATACAGCGGTCAATGCTATAAAAAATCAATTATTACGGGAGTTGCCAACAATGTGCATATAAATATGTCATGTGATGGTAAATGTGCCCGTATGAGTAATTATGACAAGAAAAATACAGTAGTAATTGAACGCTACGAGGATGCTGACAAGATAAGCAAGTGTATTGAGATTGAATACAGTAATCTTAAAAGAAAAATGGAAAAGTAATAAAAGATATGGAACTAAAAGAATTAACATCAAGAATATGTGATCTTTTCGGGTGTGTCAGTGTTGATACACTTCCAGATAAGATTATGTTTGCCTTGTTCTCTCAAAATTCAACCTTATATTTTGAGAAATACAAGGAATTATGCCCTGATTTGACGGTAGACTGGTTACAAAGAGTATATCAATTCTACCATGCAGACAGGAAAGAGAAGAAACAGGATTATACGCCAGTATCCCTTGCTAAACTTGTCTCTTTTCTCAGTTATATGCCAAGTGAAAAACTGGTCTACGATTGTTGTTGCGGCTCCGGTGCACTAACTATCCAAAAGTGGTGCACCAATCCTGATTTGAAATTTGTTTGTGAAGAGCTTGACGAACGAGTGATACCTATTCTCTTATTCAATCTCTGTATTCGCAATATTGAAGCAACAGTGATTAATAAGGATATCTTATCCGGTAATATTATTCATTCATATAATACCATTAAAGGTACTGTATATGCCTCCGTGCAGCGTCCGATGTTTCCTGAAACAGAACTGATGAAAGCCGATGTAGGGGTATCTAATCCTCCTTTCAATATAAGAGTATCGGTTTCAGAAACAATCCTAAAGGATTTGCCGCAAAAGTACACTTGTAATTTTGCCTTTGTCGCCCACTGTCTGCAAAGGAGTGACAGATGCGCCTTAATTCTCCCTAGGGGTGTGCTAACGAGTAAAGAAGAAAAGGAATGCAGAAAGTTTCTAATAGAGAAAGGGTGGCTCCAAGCTGCCATATCTTTGCCTGAAAAGATGTTTGAGTCTACCTCTGTTGCTACTTGTATCCTTGTTCTCGATAAAAGGAAAAAAAGTAAAGATGTGATGCTGATTAATGCGGAGGAAATGAAATCAGTCGAGGTGAGAGAACAACGTGGAGAAGGTGATGCTTCACATTATAACCGTATTTACAAAAAAGAATTCAACACTTTTTCAGATGAACAAATAGCCGCTATATGCGAGCTTACAATAAAAGAACAGGACTCATTTTCTAAAAGAATTTCGCAGGAAGAATTAGAACAACATGGATATAATCTGATTATTGGTCCATATCTTCCTATAGAATTTGAAGGAACTGTTCACCGTGACTTTAACGCTATCATTTCAGATATTAACCGTATTATCCGTGAACGTAATGTCATAAAGGTTACAGTCAATAAAGTATGGGCTGAAAAACTAGGACTTACGGAAGTTATAAGAGACTGTGAAGCATCTAATGAAATTGTTAAGGCAATGAATGAAAGTTTTACATCATTCAAGAATTACGAAGTAAAAGAGAAGATTATTGAGAGCAAGTATATTCAATCATCTAATAGTAAAGTGTTTGTGATTGAAAATACTGATAAAGAGATATTATCAAGTATCATGCCTTTCTTTATGAATATGTACAAACAGCATCTTTACTATCTCAATAATGAAGAAAACAGACTTCTTGCGGAACTTAGGGATTCAATGCTTCCTCTGTTAATGAATGGAGATTTAATGTTAAAAGACAGTGACGAATGATTATGAACCAAGAAATAGACAACAACCTACTGGCTGACTGCTTTGAATCAGCCATGAGAGAGAAATTCCTAGAAAAAGACTGGGAGATTGAATTATGGGCTTATTCCATGTATAATGCGAATATATGGGGGAGGAGTGTAAAGTAATAAACAAGAATTATTAACTTTGTGCTACATGTCAAGTGGCATGTAGCTAATCTGACGAAAAGACATGAAGTTATCAGTAAAACAGGAAAAATTTTGTAATTACTATATTGAGTGTGGAAATGCGTCTGAGGCTTATAGGAGTGCATATCCCAACAGTAAAAAATGGGCTGATAAAACTGTATGGGAAAGAGCATCAGTACTGCTAAAAAATAACAAGGTTTTGACAAGGGTAAAAGAACTTCAGGAAGAACTCAAAAAGAAGTCGGACATTACAAAAGAAGAAGTTTTAAATATGCTTAGAAGCTTTATGTATGCTGATATACGTAATTTCCTTACCATAAAGGACGGCAATGTTACTTTCAAAGATAGTGAAGACTGGACTGACGAAATGGCAATGCAAGTCGAAAGCGTGAAACAGGGGAAAGAGGGGATTGAAATAAAACTGAATGGGCGTACATGGACTATCCAACGACTTTGCAAAATGCTTGGTTTTGATTCTCCGCAAGATATGAATATAAACATTGCATCTCCTATGACCAAAGAGGAAGCCAAACGAATAATAGAAGACTTATGATGGGGGAAGGATATGATTATATACGGGCGTTTTGCCTATCAGGGACGTTAAACTATACGAGATATTTCTTTAAAGCAAGATTCGGTCGCAAATTTGTAGTAAATGACCATCATGTAAAGATATGCCAGGCTCTTGATGATGTGATTGATGGGAAAATAAAAAAGCTGATAATAAATATAGCTCCCAGATATTCAAAAACGGAATTAGTGGTTAAAAACTTTATTTCATATGGTCTTGCAGTCAATCCTTCTGCCAAATTCCTTCATTTATCTTATTCAGATGATCTGGCCAATGATAATTCAGAAGAGGTAAGAGATATAGTTAAGTCGGAAGAATATAAGCGTGTATTCCCTTATGTAGACATAAAGAAAACAAGCGATGCAAAAAAGAAGTGGTATACAACAGAAGGCGGGGGAATGTACGCAACAGCTTCTGGGGGACAAGTCACAGGTTTTGGTGCTGGTGCAGTTGATGATGAAAACGATCTATCCAAAGAATTAGAAGAGTTCAAACCGTCATCTAAATTTGCAGGTGCATTGATTATTGACGACCCGGTTAAACCTGAAGATGCAATATCGGACACTCCAAGAGAAAAGGTAAACCAACGGTTTGAAACAACTATAAGAAACCGTGTAAACTCACGGAATACCCCTATTATAATCATTATGCAAAGACTTCATGAGCATGATCTTTGCGGGTATTTGATGGAAACAGAGCCGGGAGAATGGACTGTCTTATCTCTTCCGGCAATAATATATGAAAATGGCAAGGAGAAAGCTTTATGGGAGTTTAAACATACCATCGAAGAGTTGCATAGGATGCAGAGGGTGAATAGCTATGTTTTTGAAACCCAATATATGCAGAATCCAACTCCTATGGAAGGCTTAATGTATGGAAAGTTTAAGACTTATGAGGCTATTCCGATAACCAATAGAGCAATAAGGAAAAACTATACAGATACAGCCGATACCGGAAGCGATTATTTATGTTCTATTGATTATATCGATACAGAGATAGGGAATTTCATTCTTGATGTCCTTTTTACACAAAAGGAGATGGAATTTACCGAACCGGAAACTGCTAAAATGCTCACTAAAGACCAAATATCCAAGGCAAATATAGAAAGCAATAATGGAGGAAGGGGATTTGCCCGGAATGTAGAGAAACAAATGCGGATGATTGGCAACTCCAAGACTCAAGTAAGCTGGTTTCATCAGTCAAAAAACAAAGAGGTTCGGATCTTTACCAGATCTTCCGAGGTGATGAACCTTACTTATTTCCCTGCTGATTGGGAAAGGAGGTGGCCGGAATTTGCGTCTCAACTGAAAACATACAGGAAAAGGGGGAAAAACGCTCACGATGACGCATGCGACGCTCTTACGGGAACTGTGGAGATGAGAGGTGAGGTAGATGTTCTATACTACAAGAAAGAGGAAATAGGGGTAAATAATCAAATTTTTGTTGAAATACACCCCAATATAAACGGATTGTTTATAATGGTTTCTTATTGCGTTGCTGGCGGAAAGATGTTCATGATTGACTGCTTGTTCTCCGATTCGCTAATATCTGTTGACCAACTTATTAATAAAACAGACGGGAATGTACAAATGGAGATTCCCGTAGAGATGAAACATTACGCAGACGATTATAGGAAGCTTATAGATCATGATTTGTGGGTAAGAGAAGAATCAACAGATAAGAAAACTATGATTGAATCGTATAAATCGATTATTAAAACAATCTACTTCCCGGAATCCGATGATTCATTTTCTGCATTAATCGCTAACATGTCTGATTATGATGGTATTAACAGCTTTGAAGGCATGTATGTATTATCTTGCGTGTGCGCTCGTGCAAAATCTTCAAAAGTGATATAATTACGAATAATAATTATCTATTTTTATTTGGACTAAATAGAAATTATTTCTATATTTGCGGTGAGGATAACAATCCCTTCGTGTGAAGATGCACGGAACCTATAATTTTTATACTATCGGATTTTTCGTTAGTATTTTTGTCCGTAAAGACCTCTTCATTTCGTAGGGAATGGTTATCTCAAATCAGATAATCATTCTTTTTATGTCTAAATTAGGAAATTGGTTTCAAAAAAAAATTAATATATCTGTTCCCTCAATGAGAGAGACAGTAAAAGCTATTGAAAAGGATTCTAATGGGAATTTCTTGTATCTTACCAATTTCTTCTCGCCATCTGGTAACATCAAAAATGATTATAATCTAACCCTGGATAAGGATAAAGCAGATTCTCTTCTTGTATGCACCCCATTCTCTACTGTTATAAATAAAATAGGTTCTCTTTTTGCGAATGGGAGAATATATGTCACAGACAAGGATGGGAATGAGAAAGAGGAATATAATGATATTAGAGAATTGCTGTCGCGTCCTAACCCACTTCAAACAAGAGCTGGATTCTTTAAAGAGATTGAGATGTCTCTTAAGCTTTTCGGATATTGTCCCATTTTCACTGTAAGAGCAGCAAAAAAATCATCTCCACTCGCAATGTATGTCATACCTGCACAGATATTTCACATGGTTTCTTCCGGGAAACTATTTCGCCAGTATGATATAGAAGATATTGTTTCTAGAGTTTATCTTGAATGGAATGGTTTGCAAGAAGAATTATCCGATGAAGATTATTTTGTAATTTACGATAGTTCTGCAAATGTTAATGGCTCTAATCAGGATATAAAATTCTCTTCGGTTACAGACTCCCTTTCTATGCCAATTAATAACTGGATTGCAGCAATGGCAGCCAGTTATCAGTTAATTGTAAATGGTGGTCCCAAAGGTATTATTTATTCTGATTATACCGATAAGATGGGTAATCAGGCTATGACACCAGAGGAAAAAGAAATATTGGAATCTAAACTAAAAGAAAAATATGGTATTCTCAATAAATTTCCTATCCTGACGTCAAAGATAAAACTTGGATGGATTCCCTTAAATTATGATGCGTCCCAGCTTAAACTTCACGAAGAGGATAAGCGGTGTAGCAGAAAGATATGCAATGCGATAGGTATTGATTATAGTTTATTTGATGAATCTAAATATGACAACAAAAGCATAGCGGAAAAGTCCGCTTACCAAGGTCTTATTATTCCTGATTCAGAAAAAGTGTCAGAAGCTTTGACAGACGCAATTTGTCCCAAAGGTGTTTTTATAAAGTTGGATTATACTCATATTGATTGCCTTCAGAAAGACAAGTCCGCATCTTCTTCCGCTTTTCAAAAAATGGCTTCTTCTTTAATTCAATTAGTTGAAAAAGGTCAGATAACTCTTGATGAATCCAGGAATGAGCTGGCAAAGTTTATAGATATCGATCCTGATAATCCAAAAGGTGAATTAAAAACTAATAACTCTATTGAAAATGGACAAAACTAATAAATATAGCGGAAGAATGGGGATGCAGTATAAGACATTCTCTATTTATGCAAAAGAAGTAAACTACGACAATGAAAGCCGTACCATTAGCGGATATGCCGCCATTTTTGGGAACAAGGACAAAGCGGGTGATATTCTGATAAAAGGATGTTTTTCCAAGAGCATCCAGGACAGAGGGCCGGAAAGCCCGGCTAACGATAAGATAATTATGCTTTGGATGCATAATATGAATGAGCCTATAGGCCGGATTGCAGTATTAAATGAAGATGAAAAAGGACTCTATTTCGAAGCAAAAATAGATGAAGTCCCGAGGGGAGAACAGGCAATAAAACAGCTCGAATCCGGAACTTTAAACCAATTCTCAATCGGATATCAGTATGTGTGGGAGAATTGCGAATACGATGCGGAAAAAGACGCTTTCATAGTGAAAGAGGTAAAGCTTTATGAAATATCGGTAGTCTCTATCGGTTGCAATGGGGAAACAGAATATTTGGGGCTAAAATCCATAGAGGATGTCGAAAAAGCTTATGAAGAACTAAATACCGAAATATCAGAAGTGTGTTCAGGAATGCCTGCATCCAAACAGCAAAAGATACAAAGAATTATATCAAAAGCAATGTCACTTGCGTCATTCAGGCCGGAGATTCGGAAAGAACCTACACCTGAAGGAGGGGAAGCCGACAAGCACGGCAATAAAGTAAAATCAATGTTCAAAAATTTAAAATTAAAGTAGTATGGGAAAAGAAGTGAAAAAGGTTGAGTTTAAGGATTTCCTTGATACCAAAGGATTGTCCGAAGACGAATCTAAAGTTTTTGAAGTGTTTTCCAAGGGGCTGGATGGCTACATGGAGGCTCTTTTCGCCAAGTTCATGAATGATGAGATTGATTCAAAGTCAATGAAGGAATCAATTGATAATGCAACAAAATCTATCGAAGAACTGAAAAAAGAAATCAAAGGATTTGCAGATAGTGAATCTATCAACGAACGTTTAAAATCATTTGAAGAAACAATCGTTCGGATCAAGGCTGCGACCGAGAAAACAAAAGGAGGAGATATCAGACTTAAGTCTCTTGGAGAACAAATTGCTGATGCCTGCAAAGGCTTTGTAACCGAGATCAACGGAGTCAAAACTATTGATGTTGAAGCTCTAAAGAAAAAGGGCGGAGTTAAATTTGATGTCGTAGTGAAATCATCTGCTCCTGTAATGACTACAGGAGGAAGTCCTGTTGCCGGTGGAATTACAATTGACGATCAAATCAGTGTAGCCCCTCGTAAACGTGCTTCTATCCGTGACGTGGCTAATGTAGCAAGTATTTCTACTCCGTCTGTAGTATATGCTGAATTGAAAGATGTTACCGGTGATGCCGCATGGGTTCCCGAAGGAGGTTTAAAACCTTCAATGACAGCATCTGTGGAGACTGTTACCGTTTCTGCCGGAAAGGTAGCTTTGACAGCCAAGGTTACAACCGAAGTCTTACAAGATATTCCGCAATTGGAAAGAGAAATTGAAGCCGAGATTATCAATAAGATTGGCTTGAAAGAAGAAGATGGAATATTCAATGGAACAGGTTCTGGTGGCCAGATAAAAGGAGTTGGTGATTTAATTCCGGCATTCTCTCTAACGGGAATCGAAGTGTCCAAGTCCCCTAATATGTATGATGCGATTGTGGCCGCTTATACTCAAATTGTAAGTGTAAGCAATATGGCTTATTCTCCGAATGCCATTCGTATGAATCCGGTGGATTATGCTAATATGCAGCTCACAAAGAACGACAATGGTGATTATATCCGCCCATTTAAAATTGGGGATGAATTGATTACGGGACTTCGGGTTATCCAAGATCCGAACGTAAAGCTAGGATCTTTCCAGATGGGAGACTTTCGTTATCTATTTATCCGTGATTATGTTGCCCTTTCCATGAGCATTGGTTGGGAGAATGATGATTTCACCAAAAACTTGGTGACTATCTTGGGTGAAAAGAGAATGCTTGCTTATATCAAGTCTCAATATAAGACAGCATTCGTGTCTGACACATTCAAAAATGTGATTACTGCGATAACCAAAGGTGCTTAACGTGTTAAAATGTAAAATATGAAAAGAAGCAGTATTAATAAAGCAAAAAGCGACAACTCTTATAATATTGACTTGTCGGAAGTGTACAAAGTTACATTCCAAAAGGATTTCAGTGCATTTAAGTCGGGGGATGAAACCCATGTCTCCCTTCCGATTGCGATGAAATGGGTAAAGATGGGTGTAGTTTCAGAAACTTCTGAAATAACTTCTGCGGCCGATAAGGCTGGATGCTCTGACCTTTTGAAAAAAGATAAGAAGAAAGGAGAATAAACAATGATTATTGACGGCTCATATTTTACAGGATTGCTAAGTCTCGGTATAATCTGGGATATAGACGATGATTCAATCACAAGAAAAGCAGAGCGGGATAATCTCCAATCGTATATCGATTTATATGAGCGAAAGTTCCTCCGAATGGTCTTGGGGAAAAGTATGAGCCGTGAATTCATTGAATATCTTCTATCAGGCAAAAATGATGTCGATAAATGGGAAAAGTTGAAAGAAAAGCTTTCTCGTAAAGAATATAGCCCAATTGCTAATTATGTGTATTTTCACTATGTTAGGCGGTGTGGGGTAGTACAAACTCCGGTAGGGACTGTATATGCCTCTGATGATAAAAAGGCGGATCCAAATCCTCTTTTGATTTCTGCTTGGAATAATATGGTGCAGATGAATGAAGATTTGTATGATTTCCTGGAATCAGATAAGGGATATGACGGCTTTGTTTTTAACACAACTATGCTTGAACTCATAAATGGACTGGGAATATGAAATCAATAAACGACATATTCAGAGATATTGTAGATAATACTGCGAAAATATATGGCAGTAATGTTTCCTATATGTTTGGAGATTGGGAATATATTGCCGGGCAGTTAACTGAATGGAGTCAGTCGCAAGAGAGAAGCAAACTAAAGTTTCCTATTATATGCCTGTATTCTCCGTATATCGAGGATCGTACATCTAAGATCCCAAACGCCAGTCTTGAATTTATTATCATGGTAGATACTCGGAAGGAGTATCTTAATGAAGAAAGGGAAAGGGTGTCGTTCATCAATGTTCTACGACCTGTTTATGATGCTTTCATAAAAAGCATACTTTCATCTCCGGACATTGTTAATGAGTATAACGGTGTAATTCCTCATTTATATACAGAAAACTACCGATATGGAAGAAAGGGAGTGGAAGCTGACGGTAAACCATTTAGAGATTTCATCGACGCTATCGAGATAAAGAATTTGAATATTAAAATTAAAAATATTAAGTGCTATGGCAACAGAATTTAGAGAATGTGCCGGTATGGCTCAATTTAATACCGGTACTTCAAAATGTTTGCTTGATCCGGGAAAAGTAAAGGCTATTATTCTTACGATGCATGGTTATAAGCTTCCCGCAAATGCTACAGCGGAATTGCTTGAGGCGGCTTGTCATGATGACCGTCCGAATCGTATCTTCCCGATCAAGACAATTATTGAATATGCACCTTCCGGTGGGGAAGCCAACAAGGCAGCAGTCGGATATGGTCCTAACAAGATTACATCGTATTCCGCAAAGGATGATGTTTGGACAGTGGATGAATATGATGCCAGTCTGAAAGCGAATATCATGGCAGCCAAAGGTGTTGCTTTTGATGCGTACTTCGTAGATGAAAACAATGTCGTGTACGGAATGAATGACGGCACCGATATTCTTGCTGGTATTCCTCTTTCCGGTGTTTATCCGGGCGGACAAGACTGGGATTCATCCGGTACGGAGGCTAACCTTACTATTGGGACGATGTTCAAGGATTACGAAAAATACGTGAAGAACGCAGATTATCGTGTATACAAGTTCGATGTTGTGGAAGCCTTGAAAGGACTTGTGTATGTTGAACTCGTAAAACTCGACACAGGAGAAAACAATTATAAACTAAGAGAGCATTTTGGTGGTCTTGATGTTACCTCTTTCTTCGGTGCGGCATTGGCGGAAGGTGCATCTGCTTGCTTTGATGGAGAGGTGTCCGCTGTTAAATTTGAGAATGGAAATTTGGTTATCACGGCAACCGGCACTCCTTCCTTGAAGTCCCCTAAAGTTTTGCAGGAAAACGGTGTGGTTGGTATTGAACAGTGGGTATCATGAAAGTCGAGGGAATCAATTTTGTAGATGAAGAGGTACGGAAGATGAAGAAAAAGGAGTTCATTGCGAAACACAAGGTCTTTTTTTCTGACCGTACGGATTCTGAAAAAGAAAATATCCTCTCTGACATCTACGACAAGATTGTCGGTATCAGAACTCCTTCAGAGGGTATTATTTAAGTGGTTTGTTTTCAAGAGGGGAGGGCATTTGCCTTCCCTTTTCTCTTATAATTTGCGTATGGCTACAATAAAAGAAGTATTGGATAATGTGACAGCTTTTGTTAATGGGTTTGAAGGAGAGGTTCAACACACTATGGATTCGAACAAATCTCTTGTTAGGGAATTTGTGACAGAGCAGTTGTATTCAGGTGTAAATGGGAATGATAAACCATTGCGACCTACTTATTTGAACGATCCTTGGTTTGCTACTGATGAAGCCGGAAAGTGGAAGAACAATGCGAAGGGGTACGCTAAGATGAAGAAGAGAATAACAAAACCTACTCCCTCTTTCCAGGGGTATCCGGCTAGGGATATTTATACTCCCAACCTCATTATAACAGGGGAATTTTATGATTCTATACGTGTCTCTTCGTCCTCAAAGGGGTTGAAGATAGAAACAAGAGGAAGCGACATAGGACCGGATATAGAAAGGAAGTATGGAAGTGCCATATTGGGAGTAGGAGTGAAGTCCCGTGAATACTTCCTCGAATATGTGCTTAACCCGGCGCTTAAGAATTACTTTTCAAAATTTGGCGTATTATGAGTTGCTGGTGTCAAGGTAATAAACGGCTTGCTTATATAGAGAGAATGCGGGAAATCGCAAAGAAGGCGGCTAAAATGGAGAAATCGGTGTATGTCCTATTCAAAAAAGAGGATGGCAGTATTTGGTATGCAAAAGAGGGAGAAGATTACAAAGGTGTTTTCGTCGAATATATATATCCGTAATACGAAGAATAGGATAATATTCAGGGTGTGCGGTTAGAAAAATCACGGGGATTATACAAAAAACATAGGAAAAATAGAACAATAAAATACCGTCGAAAGAAAAATAAAATAATTGTTTGCCAAATAATAAAAACTTGCTATATTTGTAGTGCGATACAGCTTGGGGAAGCGCATATAAGATATTAAGTATTTCCATAGAGTTGGGAATATATAAACAGTGCCGAAAGATCCTCAAGCGTTCGGTGCTGTTTTTTTTATATTCCTGTGTGTGAAAGGACACACTACGAAAATTGTATGAATGATATTCAGATTTTCAAAAATGAGCAATTTGGCGAAGTCCGAATTGTTATGAACGAAAGTAATGAACCTTTGTTTTGTGCAAAAGATGTGGCGGTAGCATTAGGGTATTCTAATACAGCAGATGCTATTTCAAGACATTGTAAATCAGGCAAAATCGTGTTTCACGAACATGCTAATGGTGTTGGTGGTACTAATATGGTGTATATTCCAGAAAAGGATGTATATCGGCTTATAATGAGAAGCAATCTCCCTAATGCTGAACAGTTTCAAGATTGGGTGTGTGATGAGGTATTACCTTCAATACGTAAACATGGTATCTTTGCGACCTCTGACTTTATAGAAGAAGCTCTAAATAATCCTGATGCCATGATAGCAGCCCTCACGAAATTGAAGCAAGAGCGTGAACGGAGGATTGAAGCGGAAAAACAAGTAGCAGTACTAACTCATGTCAATAAGACCTATACATGTACGGAAGTTGCTAAAGAATTAGGGCTTAAATCGGCAATTGAACTCAATAACCGTTTAAAAGAACTTGGCGTACAATACAAAGTTAATCAGACATGGGTACCATACACTAAATACTCTACGCTTGGTTGGTTTGATATAAAGCAAGAGGTTGCTGACAACGGGCATATTATCTACCATAGAAAGATTACCGGAATTGGTAGACAGGGCATCATCAATCTGTTGGCAATGTAAATCATAAAGAAAGGGCAGCCCTAAAGCTACCCTTTCCTGTTGATTGGCGTCAACTAATGTGCCGGACCGAAGCCCCCTGACAAAATCTATTATAATGCTTCTATTTTGGTTTCTTCTTTTAATCCTAAGTATTCATTATCATCTTTTAGCCCTGTAAGCCCAAACGGGGTTTTGCGTTCATGCAGACATTTTTCAGTCAAATCATTAACAAGGCTGATAATATGTATAAGTGTCTCGATTGTACACTTATTGTCATCATACACATAATCATCTGCGTTGAGAATATCCTTAATCAAGTTCAGCAACCCAGATGATAAGCCGAACATACCGGCATGGTCTAAAATCTCTTTACCGAACTTTGCCAGCTCGCAAACTTGGTCTGCATTCAGACCTTCAAACTTTTCTCTAATTTCTGAAAATTCCATAGTGATATATTTTTATTAGTGTGATTCGTGTGATTCGTTTTATTTTTTGATATAGTTGTGGCTGTCCGGCATTGAAACGGACTGCTGTAAATGTGTGATGTGTGTTATACTATCCTGGCTAGCTTCCCGTCTGAAGGCTTTCCGCCAAACAGGTGGTTCAGATAAGCCAACCCCTTTTGGGTAACTAGCACTTTGGTTACGACAAACCCCGGATGGTTGTTGCGTTCGATGAACTTCTCCTTCATCTCGAAGTATCCGGCATCAATAAACCTCTGTTTGGGTTCGTTGCGGTTGGCGAAGAATACGCCCGCTTTCCTTAGCTTGTCAAACAGGGTATTCCGCCCGAATCCGAGCTTTAGGATCTTGGCGGACATTCCTATGTCTACCTTGTCGTCGGTCGCGAAAGCTGCGTCAGCAAAGGCAGCCTTTGGCTGGAGTTTGGCGTTTTGCTGTTCCAGTTGTTTCTTCTCCTGCGCTAGCCGTTGCTTTTCTTCTTCCGATGATACGAGGGCTTTCAGGGCTTCGAGGTAGGTTTGCGGAGTTTGAGGTTTGCGCTTCTCTGTTTCAAGTAGCTCCCATCTGTCGATGATTTTCTCACGGAGTACTGCGTCGTAGCCGGATGCTAGAATCAGGCAGCCTTTCTTGGTGAGTTCGAAACAGGGGAGTTCTTTATATCCTCCTCTTGGCTGTGGTTGCTTGTAGGATGACAATCCAAAATTGGATTGTGATACTCCTTGCGCTAAAAGAGAACGAATATCACGCATAATATGTGCGTGCTGTTTTCCTGTGAGTTCCGCAATTTCAAGCGAACTCATTCTATCCGTGTCGTGGATTAACGTCGCCATCAAACTACTATTATTCGTTCGATGATGATTGTCGATATTGTTGAACATAACAATAAATAAAAAAGGTATATTGTCTTTCCCGCTGTTCAACACATATCGACTATGCTGTGGTTCCATTACAGTTCCACACGGGGGTACAATATACCTCAATATTTTAAATACAAGCATAAAAAATGCCCGCATGATTAATGCAAGCTCCGCTCGCACAGTCGATTTATATATGTTGAACACCGCAAACATACGTATTTATTTTGTAACGGCAAAGAAAAAGCGGGAAATATTTGCGTAAATGTGAATTATAAGTTACCTTTGCCACATGAAAGTAAGAAACGTCATAGCATATAAGCACTATTTCATCGATTTTGTGAAGTCTCTTTCCGAAAAGATGCAGGATAAGGTGGTGAAAACAATACAATATGTCGAAACGCTTCAAATTGTCCCAGAGAAATACCTGAAGCATATTGAAGGTACAAGGGGGCTTTATGAAATCAGAGTGAAATTTTCAAGTGACATAGTACGTGTTTTTTGCTTTTTTGATGGTGAAAAAATGGTCATCCTATTGAGCGGCTTTCAGAAAAAGACGCAAAAGACGCCCCAAAAAGAGATAGACCGGGCTGTTAGGCTCATGCAAGAATACTTTAATGAAAAGGAAAAAGAAAGGAAATGATATGGAAACTTACACTCTTGAGAATATAAAGGATAAGGTTTATGGAGAAATAGGTACTCCGCGCCGGGATAAGATTGAAACCGAACTTTCCAACCTTCGTGTCGGACTTCAGATACGCAATGCCCGTGAAGCAAAAAAAATGACGCAAAGCGAGCTTGCTGGAAAGATAGGAAAGGAACGTTCTTTCATCTCTAAAGTTGAAAGGGAAGGGAGCAACCTTACTCTTTCCACGCTTTACGACATTGTAACAAAAGGGCTTGGGGGTAAATTGAATATAGAGGTACAATTTTAACCATGTTTTAGCTAAAACGGATTAAAGCAGTAGGATATTTGTAGGTTATTTTACTGCATTGTATAACATAAAAACACACAGATATGAAAAGGGTATTATTTTCGTTTATTTTATCATTTAGTTCACTTTTGATAAATGCCCAAAATGACTATATAATAGAAACTGAAAGAAATAATAAAGTTGTATCCAAAACGAAAGAAGAAGTTTTTGTTGAGGAAAACTTTAAAACCATACCGATGTGCCAATGGGACAAAAGTACAAAATTTATGTTTGAAAGAAACGTGCTAAATAAAAACGAGGCAAATTGGTTGTCTTTTATTTCTGATTTAAAATGTAAAGGAAACGTTGATCTAAAGTTTATCGCAGATAAAATATTTTATGTAAATAGAATTTACGAGAAAAAAGTATCATGCCCTAGAGGAAGATGCGTAAGAACTTATATTGAGTTTAAATTTGAAAATAATATTTTTACATATGAGTATTTAGGATCAAAAGAAGAATTGTGCGCAAACTCTGGAAATGCGGGCACTAAAGTTGATTTGGTTTATTTGGGTGATGTTGATATTGCAAGAAAAATTTTGGTGGGTAAGACGATGTACACAACAAGAAAAACAAATGCGAAAAGTTTAATCGCTGGAAGGGTAGGAAAACAATACGATAAAGTTTGTATAACGAGGGTCGGAACAAGTTTAAGAAAAGAAGCACCTGTTAGAATATTTTTTAAAGACGAACATTCTATTGAATATTATGTAGATGTTTATCTATCTAATACCAATCAATATATAGACAAATATTTAATAAATGAATATATTTATTTTCCGTGCGTTTTTTCATTTGAGGACATAAGGCTTAATTATCCTAATATATCAGATGAAATTTGGGAATATATAAAAAATCATGAAGTTAAAATTGGAATGAATAAAACAGAATGCATATTATCAATAGGCAATCCTTCTAATAAAAATTCGGATATTTCTAGTTCGGGAATAGTAAATGAGCAATGGGTGTATAATAGATTATACGTGTATTTTAAAGATGGAGAAATAGACTATATTCAAAACAGATGAATAATATTCATCTGTTTCCTAACCCATTCCCGCCCTTCGTAAGAGGGGCGTTTTTCTTTCTAAAGAGTTAAAACCGTTAAAAACCAATAACAGACATAGTTAATTATTCAATCAATCAATCAATCTTAATTTGTATTATTTATATTTGCACTATCAAAGTAGCGCATCAAAGTAATGTAACTATAATACGTTACGAACAAAGATATAACTAATTCTGTTAGTGATACTATAGGTGCTACTTATAGAGAGTTTATTCTAATTCATTTGAAATGGGAAATATAAAGTTAAAATCGAAAAAGACTAGTTTTCTAAAAAGAGACTCTTCTACTGATGTTAGAAAAAACAAATCTAACATTAAGTTTGTATTGACTGACGTTTCCAAACAAGAACTTGAGAAGAGAAGAATCCCTGTATATTCTTTTGTTATTTGAAATATAATCTATAGAGAGTAATCCGTAAAACATAAATTAAACCAAGAAACTAATGGGAAGTGAACTTAAAAGAGGAGTATGTAAAAAGACTCTGAAAAAAAAGAGAACTCGCATATTAAAAACTAAAGGCGAGAGGCTTGGTTGGGAACCATTAGATAATGAAAAAGAGGTTCCCTTGAGAACTATTGTCGGAGAAGGTAATGTAGTTAGTACCTCATGCTGTTTTGTATCTATTAATAATAGAAGAGTAATTTTATAATAAATAAAATATAAACAAACCATAATACCACATCATGAAATCTAATAATTCCAATACAAAAACGTTTCCTAAAAAGGCTATAAATAAAGCCCCGAATAAGGTAGTATTCAAAAGGGTTACTATCAAGGAACATAAGGCATACAGAATACCTGTATATGATTATCTTATACCGTAATGAAAATTCTTCCACCTTTTTACGGTTCTGAATTTATTATGTGTAAACCTTCCACATCTGAAGGTATGATTAGGATTGATTTATGGCGCTTTAAATCAATGAAAAGTGGAAAGATATATCTTGTAGATGTAGAAGTATATGAGAATAATGTGTACGCTATTAAATTCTATCTTAAATCACAAGCTCATTTGAATAATAGATACAGTTTTCAAACAAATGATTTTGAGCCAAGAAGGATAGTTATGAGCTGTATATATATAATGCGACATTACTTTGAAAGTGATAATAATTCATCTTTTGCATTTATAGGTGCTAATAACATTGGAGAAGATAAAAGTTGCACCAAACGTTTTCGCTTTTACCGTACAATGGTCAACACCTATTTTGGTACAGAAACTTTTGAACATCGTACTGACGAAAAAAATAGTGCCTATTTACTTTTAAGAAAAACATCTTTACAAAGCGGAAATGTTAAAACGGCAGACATAGAATCCTTCTTTAGAAATATATACATTCTTAACACATAAATAAAGCGGAGTAACCTCCGCTTTTCTTTTGCCGTTTTATCTTATCTTTATTGATTCTAAATAGCTTGTAAAATTCACCAATTCTTTTTATATTTGTGCGGAAACTGTGTCAAGTGGCATGGTACTTAATTCGCACGTTATATGGCTAATGAATTAAAAATTACAGATGTAGTCGATCAGGGCGTTTTCGATGATCTAAAGAAACTAAAAACAGAATTCAATGAAAACTATGCCGCCTATAAGCAATTTATAGAGCTATTGGCAAGTGGGATGAAAACCAGTCCTAAAAATTATCAAGAACTTTCCGATAAATCCAATGCGTATAATAATGCGTTAAACAACCTGATTACTACCCAAAACAAATTGGCGTCTATTCAGGAGAGACAGAATAAACTGCTGGAAGACTATGGCAAGAAGGTAACAAAATTGCTGACGTTAAATACATTGCCTAAGCAATTTGATGATCTGACAAAAACCATAAATAAGCTTTCTGGTTCTTTAGATGTGCTTTCTTCTAAATTTCAAAGTACCTCCAGTGCACAAAATTCAGCCGCACAAGCCAATCAGTCTTATACGCAATCGGCAAATCAACTGAATCAGGCTATTTCAACTACAGAAGCAAAATACACAGAAATAGTTGATAACATATTAACCTATGATAGCCATGTAACTAAGCTGATGGCAGATACGATTCAGAATAAAATTCGAATAAAAGAGCTTGGCGATGAATTAAAGTCTTTGGATAAGGAGTATAAGAATGGGGCTATTGGAATTACTGAATATCTCAATAAATCAGCCCTGTTAAAACAAAGACAAACAGAGCTGTCGGAGCAAAACAAGCAATATTCCAATTTAATCCGGAATCATTCAGCAGTTATCATTTCAACAGCTAGCAGTTATAATGAGATGAATGCTGCGGTATTAGCTCTTGAAAAAAGGCTTAAGAATATGCCTAAAGATTCATTTTTGGGAGCTGAAGGGCAAAATACTTTACAGCAAATACAGACTTTAAAGAATGAGTTAAAGTCTATGGATGCTCAAATGGGTAACTACCAAAGAAATGTAGGTAATTATACTTCCCATTGGAATGGATTAAATATGTCGGTTCAGCAAGTAGCACGTGAATTGCCATCTTTGGCTGTCGGATGGAATACTTTCTTCCTTGCAATATCCAACAACTTGCCGATGCTTGCCGATGAATTGAAGAAGGCAAGAATTGAGTATCAGGCAATGCAGGAAGCCGGAGAAAAGGGTATTCCTGTATGGAAGCAATTAACCAAATCTATTTTCAATTGGCAAACAGCATTAGTTGTGGGAATTACTTTGCTTTCTGTATATGGAAAAGATATAGCAGAGTGGATATCTAATTTAGTTAGAGGAAAGAAAATCGTGTTAGAAACCGTAAATGCCACTAATCAATTCCATGAAGCTATGCGGAAAGGCGTGTCTGACACTGTAAAAGAACGGACAGAATTGAAATTATTGTATGATGCTACTCAAGACTCCACACGGTCTATGAAGGAGAGAAAAAATGCAGTTGATGAACTCCAAGAACGATATCCTAATTATCTAGGAAATATCAAAGATGAGGATATTTTAGCTGGGAAAGCATCAGATAGTTACAAAGCATTAACATCTGCATTAATAGAAAATGCCCAAGCAAGAGCCGTTGAAGAAACAATGGTAGAAAATAGCAAAAAGGCTCTTGAATATGAAAACAAAATGAGATCAGCTCTCGTTGATCGTTACCAAATACAAAAAGAAATAGATAAATTAGAGGCAGAAGGTCCCAAAATAGTTGTACAAAGAGGGGGAGGGGCTTATGATGAAAATGCGCTTGCGCTTGTTGGTTTAAGAACTAGACTTGAAGAAGCGGAAGAAAGAATGAACAGTTATAAAAAAACAGCAAATGATTTTAAAAGAGCAAATGAAGGATTAGCTGAGAGCATCAATATTAATAATTTATTAGCTTCGCCTACAGATAAAGGTAAAAAATCGGCTGACGGACAAGACAAATACCAAGAAGACATTGCTAAACGCCTTTCCGATACCCGTATTTCTCTTATAGATGACGAGTATGAAAAAGAAAGAGCGTTGGCGCAAAAGAAGTATGAGGAAAATATAGCATCTATCAAAGGCAATTCAGAAGAAGAGAATAAGCTAAGGGCTAATTATGAAGAAATACTTAAAAACGAGTTGTCGGCTATTGACAAAAAATACCTGGATAAAATAGACGAAGAAGAAAGGAAAAGGGTAAAGGATTCTGTTAAGTATCAATTGGAAGAGAAGCAACGAGAATATGCAACATTGGCTATTGTGGCTTCTCAAAATATGCAAAAAGAGATTAATGACGAATTAGAGCGATACAGGCAGGGAATCATTTCTAAAGAACAATACGAAAAAAACAAAGCTGAAATAACTCAAAAATACGCTCTTCTAGAGGCTCAAAGAGCGAGCGATCTTCTCAAAGAGCAAATAGAGATTTCCGGTCTATCCGATGAGGAAAAGTTTAAAATAAAAGAAGCTCTAGCGAAAGCTGAAATAAATTTATCCAATAAAGTGCGTGAAACTAAGGAAAAAAATAGGGATAAGGAAACGGAAGATGAGAAGAAGTATTGGGCAGAGTTGGAGGCTTCATTACAGCATTTGGAAAATGTCAGCAATAATGCAGTAGATGGATTAGGCACGTTATTTAGCGGGTTAATGAGTCTAATTACAAAAGTTGTCCGTGATGGTAAACTAGGAATTGAAGATTTATTAGGTAGTATCAGTGCAATATCGGAGGGGCTAACTTCTATCATGGTTGGAATGTATGACCAACAAATAGAGAAGATAGAAGAACAACAGGAAAAGAACGAGGAAGCCGGGGAAGAAGAGATAGAACGTATAGAAAAGCTGGCAGAAGATGGGGCTATCTCTACGGAGGAAGCGGAGGCAAGGAAAAGGGCAGCGGAAGACAGGACTGCTCAAAAAGATAAGGAACTCGAAAAGCAAAAGGCGGAATTAAAGCAAAAACAGGCTAGGTGGGATAAGTCAAATTCTATAATACAAGCAACAATGGCTACAGCATTGGCTGTTACTAAAGCGTTGCCAAATTTTGTGCTTGCTGCTATTGTTGGCGCTATGGGAGCCGCTCAAGTAGCTATAATTGCCGCCCAGCCAATCCCCAAGTATGCAAAGGGAACCGACAACCATCCCGGAGGATTGGCTATTGTCGGTGATGGAGGTAGACAGGAAGTGATTGAAACGGATAATGGTGCCTATATCACTCCGGCTGTTCCTACATTGGTAGATATTCCAAAGAGGGCAAGGGTTATCCCTAATTTGGTGGATTACCGCAAGATGTCGTTGCACTCTGACGCTTTGATGTTGGATAGACAAAGGAGAAGTAACGACGGTGATCCGGTGATTGTTAACGTTAATAACGATTATCGTAGGCTCGAAAGGAATACAGAAGCAACCAATGAAGGAATAGCAAAATTAAATAGGACATTCCGCAAGATGGCTAGGGCTTCCGAATATCATCGTTTGGCAAATAGAATTTAACTATAACTTAATCATCGTGTGAAGGAGCACGTTACTTTATTATGGAAAACTTAAAAGAATTAATTCCTATTCAGGAGAACAATGGTGGAAAGAAAGCTGTTAATGCACGTGATTTACATGCTTTTCTTGAAAGTAAAAGAGATTTTTCTAACTGGATAAAAGACCGGATAGAAAAATATGATTTCATTGAAAATAAAGACTATCAGGTTTTCAACAATTTTGGCGAAAACCCCAAAGGAGGTCGCCCGGCTATTGAATACGCTATTTCTATAAGTATGGCAAAAGAACTTTCAATGATTGAAAACAACGAGCGAGGTAAACAAGCACGAAAGTATTTTATCTCTTGTGAAGAAATCCTCACCGGACAAAAAGAACTTTCCCGCAAGGAACTTGCTTTAATGGTGATACAAGCCGAAGAAGAGAAGGAGAGACTTCAATTAGAAAATAAGCAGACGAAAGCCTTGTTGGAGCAAAAAAAAGAGCAATTAGATGAATCTAAGGAATGGTTTTCTATCAAAAGATACGCAAAAGAAAATGGTCTAAATTGGAGGAAAATAAACTGGAGGGCATTGAAAGCTTTGTCTTTCGAACATGGATATGATGTAAAAAAGATCTTTGATGCCAACTACGGACAAGTCAATATCTATCATATTGATGTTTTTAATATGTATTTATCTCACTAAGGTATTCATTATGCTATACACCGACCTAGACAAAATCCCCCTAGATACATTCATAGATGTACTCACAGGAGATAAGAGCAAACTAATAATTAAGGGCAGACATTCCGATGAAGAACTGTCCGAACAATCGGAAAAACTTGTCACAGAATATGTGGAAATAATCGGAGGCGCTTCCTTCCTGTCGGAGATGTCAAAAAGAAACAATATCATCAACCTTCACATAAAAATAGAGTGTATGAAGGGCGTTGAGGTTATGATTAAAAACAATGATTGGGCGGACGCAGCGCATATTCTTTCAGAATTCGGATTTTCTTATTTCCCTTCCGAACACGATAAGATACGCAAGAAAGCGGCTTCCATCCTTTCTATGAGTAAATACATGCTTGAGCGGATAAATGCCAAGGAGAAGCCCGAAAGTGCCTCTAAAATGGATAAAAACTACTTTGTCCGTGAACGTGTCGCTGTGATGTCTCATTATGGAATGCAAATCCGGAAGAATGAAATTAGCGCAAAGGAATATGCCTTCATGGTAAAACGTATGTGTGAGGATATAAAATCAATGAATATTCATAAGAAAAAATAGCCATGTTTAAATGTGAGCTTTTGATTAGAGAAAAAAGGTATGATGTAACCGATGATTTGAAAAATTGGGATGATTTTGAATTATCCCAAAAGAGGTCTAACTATGATGGAGTGGTACGGTCATATTCTACGAGTTTTGAATTTGTGAATAATGCTTTTATACTTCTGAAAAAGGAATATCGGTCTAGGTATATGGAGGCTTCTGCTTCTGTTATATTCTCCTTGAGAAATAATAATTGGGAGTATGACGAAGTATTCCGGTGCGCACTTGATTTTTCTACTTATTCAGAAGATGGTTACGTCGTTTCTATTAATGCTATTGATAATACGCTAGCCGCTATTATCAAAGCTAAAAAGAGTATTCAGTATGAATATCCTATATCTGACATTCAGATTAGAAAGCTAAATTATGACGGGCTTAAACTTCAATATGAAGGCAAATATACACTAGGTGCAAGATCATTCGAGGATGGAACTCAATTTATAAGTATCTATACATTGAATACTAATGTAAGTTTTTCTATGCCTTTGTATAAAATGAGTAATAGTGAACTTCCCTCACTTAATTCTCCATTACTATTTGATGACTCACCGATGGAAGATGGGGCAACTTTAAATAATGCAAAACCATTTTTAAACGCATTATCTGATATCCATATTGATTTGAAATTTAGAACGGATTTGTATGCAACAGTTTATAGTGGATGGATTGAAGTAATTCGTTTAACATTTGGTATTAGAGGTACAGACGGGACAATTGTAAAAGAAGTAACCTATGAAGGCAATCAAGGATATCAATATATAGATGAAACAATACCTATTGATTTGCAAGGTGGGCAATCTGTATGCTTTGTAACGATGGTAAAATTTAGAGATAATAGTGAGTTAACAAACAGAGCTGATATTGTTTTTCCTAAATTTTCGATTAATATCAATTTTAAGTCCAGAATAAATATTCTGAATATTGACGTTATATCTCCCACAACCGTATTGAACAGTCTTCTTAAAAGCATGACTGATGGCAGTGATGAATATAAAGGATATTTTAATTATGGTATGACCGATGGTTCGAGAAACTTGAAATTGGAAAGGACATACATCATGGCTGCTGAAAGCGCCCGTGGACTTCCAAAAGCAAAAATATACACTTCGTATAAGAAGTTCTGTGACTGGATGGAAGCGGAGTTCGGATATGTGCCAGTCATAAGTGGAAATGAGGTGACGTTTACCCATCGTGATAATCTGTTCGCAAATACGGTAGTCAATGAATTAGGGATGGAAATCAATGACTACGAGTTGGCTGTCAATGATTCATTGATATATTCTTCGGTAAAGGTAGGATATGATAAGCAGGATTACGATAGTGTTAATGGACGTGACGAGTTCCGGTTTACCAACGAATTCAGCACCGGATTAAAACTGACCGACAATACCCTATCCTTGATCAGTCCGTACCGTGCTGACGCCTATGGAATAGAGTTCTTGGTTCAAAAGAGGGGAGAGGATACCACCGATAACGATAGTGATAATGATGTTTTCTTTGTGGAGTGTGACAATTCGGTTCCGGCGGATCAGCCGTTACTTTTATACAGGTCTTATTCGGCAGACCAGCTTTCCGGTCTGTTGAGCCCGGACACAATGTTTAACCTTAATTACTCCCCACGCTTTATGTTGGAGGCTAATAAGAAATACATTGGAGCCTGTACCGGCATACTTAAATTTGCGTCTTCTAACGGCAACAGCGATGTATCCATAGATGGAGTAAGGGAAACGGATGATCTGTTAATCCCGGAACGCCTGTTTACAGTCGGGGAGGTCAGCATAAAGACCAGCGACATAGATGTTCCTTCAGATCTGACCGGACTTGTAAGGTTCACGAATCAAGGCGAGGCGATAACGGGATATATTAAGAATCTTTCGTTGAATATAGCCAAAGAAAAAGGGAGTACCTACACGCTGATTGTGAGAGATATAAAAAGTTGATAATCCGTTGTGTTTATTATATAAAAAATAGTATATTTGCGGTACAGTGTCATGTGGCACTCTGACCCAATTAAGAACGAAAAGACCGTATGATTAAAACAGGAGACATTTGCCCATTGTTCTTTAACCCTTTAAAGAACGAATTCCAACAGGATATAGACTATATCCAAAAATTCTACACTACAGATAAAATATTGATCCAAATCTTCTCGGATGATTATAGTGATGTAGTATCAGCTGCTATCTGTGATAATATTACCAATGAGGATAATGATATATTATTGGATGAATATAGAGTCAATGATACTACACGTCTATTTACAGCGAGTATAACAGGTCTGAAAGATTCTGTGTATACTTTGAAGATTCGGGAGGATAACTCCGGCACTAGCATAGTAAGCGAACCTTTCTCTGTTTGTTCGGATCCTATGCTTTTGCAGGAAACTTGTTTGATCAAATATTCCAATAAAGATAATAATTCAAGCTTTGACAATCATTTTTGGGTTGATGGAGTACAGCAATACTTTGAATTCAGAGTAGAAGGAGGATTCAAGCCGGGAGGGGTTTCCCAGAAAGTTGATAATGAGCAGTTCCGAACCCAACAGCAGAAAATTATAGAACTTTATTCCGTTCCTTACGATACTTATACTTTCACGTGCGGGAATGCTTCAGGTGTTCCGTATTGGATTATCCAATTTATAAATAATATACTTTCTCTCTCATATTTTGACGTGAATGGAGAATGCTATGTGCGATCCGGCAATTCCAGTCCGGAGAAAACACAAATTTCCGAAGACGGACAAATGTTTAATATGACTATACTTCTTGAAAAAATGGGAATATCGAGAATTAGTACAAATGGATCGTCGACAAGTAAATTCATTATCTTAAATACTCCAGAGTTGTTAACTGTTGATAGACCATCTTTGCTTTTAAGTAATGAAGATGCGAATAATATAAAGAAGCTTTACTACGATGGAGGGTATAGTAAAATGCATGTACACTATGGCGGAGAGTATACGGCTAATTCAGGATTGAATATCCCTATTTCCATTTATAGTCCGTATTTTTTGGATAATGATATTCAAGTTGGCTCTTGGATGGAATTGTCTTGGATAAATCCGGATGATCCTTCTTCGATATGTAGTATGACACTTACAGTCCAGAATGATTATTCCATAGAGGCGGGTATTCCAACTGAAACTAAATTGGCATTAAAATCAGACTTGTCATTATACGCTAAAGCCGATTTATCGAATGCCATGACTGTATCACTCGGTCAGAACGGTTATGCTAAGTTTAATAACGGTCTGCTGATACAATGGGGATATTTTAGCGCTGGTGCTTCAAATAATCAGTCTATAAATTTCCCAGTATCTTTCAAATCCTGTTTTTCCCTAGCTTTTTCTAGTTCTACGGATAATACGGATAATTCTATATGGTCTGTGAATTATGCAGCTATATATGCTTCATATTTTACGGTTTATAGAAGATATGCAAATGTGGGAAGTGTATCCCCCTCTTCGCAGTCATTCAGATGGATAGCAATAGGAAGTTGGAAATAATTAATGATAAAAGGTTATGGCGGTAAATAAAAAAATGTATTGGAAAAGCGGATTTTTTGATTATCCGATTAAGGATTGTGTAGAAATAAGTGTCGAGTATTGGCAAGAATTATTAGACGGTCAATCTGCCGGAAAGCTTATTGTTACCAATGATGACGGGTATCCTATACTGGTCGAGCATGAATATACGATTGACGAACTGAAAGAGATGAAGATAGCGGAAATCAACGCCTATGACAAGTCGGATGCCGTCAACTCATTCACGCTTGCCGGTAAAGAGATGTGGTTAGACAAAGACACCCGTGTCGGGTTGGTCAACTCAATCGGTATCGAGAAAGAATCCGGTCGGATGAATACCACGCTTTGGTACAATGCGGAGAAGTACGTTATTCCTGTTGATACAGCCCTGCAAATGCTCAACCGGCTTGAATTGTACGCCCTTGACTGCTACAATGTGACGCAATCTCATATTGCGGTTGTGAAAAGCTTGTCTGATGCCGGACAAGTGGAAGCCTACAATTACAAAACCGGATACCCGGAACAACTCAATTTTGTATTATAAACTCAAAAACAGATAAAGCTATGATTCTATTAGTACTATTATCATTTATTCTCATCGCAGGCTATGTTTATGCGATGATTAAGAAAGGGAAAGAAATCCCTTATTCAATCAGTGCCACCTATTATGCGCTGACGCATAAGTTCTGGTTCGGTTTGTGCATGATCGGCTCCGGTGTATTGCTTCTCCCGGCAGCTTTGGAATCAAGTACGGAGAACAGCCAGTTTCTTGTATTCCTTTCGATTGTCGGTATGGTTGTGCTCGGTGTGTCTCCCAACTTCAAATCGGAGCAAAAGGTTCCTCATGCAATAGGTGCCGCCATGTCCTTAATCTTCTCCCAGATATGGGTAGGATGCAACAGTTGGTACTGGCTTCTGTTATGGTTGGGATTCATTATTTACATGGTTGTCTCCATGAAAAAGCATTGGACAGGCAATTTCATCTCCGACTTCATTAAGAGGAAACCGATGTTCTGGATAGAGGTAATTTCATTGTTAACCGTTTATCTTACTTGTATCGTATGAAAGAAGCAATAGTACATACAACCACTGGTGGTTTTGCCGCAATTGCTACAGCCTTTGTATATGAGTCTTTGCAGCATATGATTCCTTGGCTGATTGCATCATGTGCAGTAATCCTTTGCGATTTAGCCTTTGGGGTGCGGAAAAGTATGCTAATGGGTGAAAAGGTCAGGTTCTCGCGTGCGATCCGTGCCACTATGGGAAAGATGGTGACTTACTTCGCATTCGTTTGTATGGTCTGTATGATTAGCGTAGCAAGTCACAATGAATATCCTATAGACGTGTATTCATGCTTACTGGTATGCTTCATAGAAGGATGCTCGATAGTTGGCAATATACTGAAGCCAAAAGGTATAAATATCAATCTTATCGGGGCATTAGGAGTGTTTGGCAAAAAGGTGTTTAAGGTTGATAAGGAAGATGTGAGAGAAATTATAGAGAATGAATTGGATAAAGGAAAGTAACCGCCCCAAGCACCTGCTTTACGCCATCCCGGCAGGTGCATTGCTTACCATCCTGTTTGTAGCGGGACTGGCTGCCGGCATGGAGTTCAAAGACCGTGCATACGGTGGAAAATGGGACTGGCTCGATATTGCCGCCACGCTGATAGGCGGTCTTATCGGACAGGCGATTCAAATTGGAGTATTAACATTAATCGTATAGGGGAAAATAAACATGAGTATATCAAGAGGTCTGAGAAATAATAACCCTGGCAATATCCGTATCACAAAAGACAAATGGCAGGGACTGAGAGAAAAGCAGGAAGACAAATCGTTCTTCCAGTTCAAAGAAATGAGATGGGGCTACCGTGCCCTTATCCGTACTTTACAGAATTACCGTAAAAGACACGGCTGTCAGACGATTGCCGACTTCATCAAGCGGTGGGCACCGGAAAACGAGAATAATACAGCCGGATATATCAGCCGTGTATGCAGCGAAATGCAGGTCCCTAACACATACGTCCCGGACATCAACGACAAAGCGACCATGTGTGCTTTCGCTGCCGCTATCTCACGTGTAGAGAACGGTATCCCGGCTGTCATGGCAGACATAGAAGCCGGATGGGAATTGTTATAAATTAAAAAAGGAGGAACAATCATGGCATTAAAAGATATTACATTCAATCAAGTAGTAGAAGGCAAGTATGTAAGCGACTCTATACAAGTAAATCAAGAAAGCATTGGCTTGCAGCTTGAATTTGAAAAGGGAAGCACATTGTGGGTTTATATCAGCTACGACAGCGAAAAATTCCAGCCGGTAGAATCCCGGTTGTGTGGTGAAGTTTTCGCCCGCCCTATCGTTGGTCTAAAGAAAGGTCAATATATCAAACTCGAATCTACACAACAGCCCCTCAAGGCTCAATACTTTGAATCTGAAGAATAATGGAAGCGATAGGATTAAATCCGATTAGGCTTGACCGGATAGGGCTTGATCCTATCCGCGTCAATGCGATTAAGTTGGGCGTTCCGGGAACAGCTTCCGGTTCCGCCCGTCCTTACATCGACCCGGAAGTATTGGCTTCTTTGGTTGCTGTCTGTATCTGTGACGGCAAGAGCAATAACGACCCTGACAGGGCTGTAATCAAGAACTTGGTTGACCCAGACAATCCGTTCATCATAAGTAACGCAGCTTACAAGCTCAATAGTGGGTATGGGAAGTATGAAGAAGATTTTACTACATGGAGAATATCTAAACCTGGTATTGTTAGTACAATAAATGTCAATAGTATTCATATAACTCGTATAGAGTCATCTCTTACTGAAACCCATGCATTCTTTGAAAATGTAACTACAACTAAGAAGTTTAATATTAAGTTAAAAATATCAGGGCTTACATCTGATATGAAATGTACTCTTAATAATGAAAACACTGTTATTAAAGAGTTTGTAAATGGAGTTAATGAAATATCTGTCGATTTAGTAGCTGGATGGTATGGATTTATGATAACTTCATTAGACGGTTCTGTAATTGGTGATTGTGATATAACTATTGAGCAAATCCCCTCTCATCAAGGTGCATTCGTCACCGACGGTAAAGACGACTTAATCACTTCCACCAAGACGGTTAAGGAAATGTTAGGAGGAAGCAATGAGATTACGGTGGTGAGCATGATGCTTAACTTAGAAAATGAGAAGATTACCTATACAAACCAAATACGACCTTTTCAAAATGGGTATATACGCAATAACGTAATATCTAATACAGAAGGTAAATGTGGAATTTATGGTTATAAAATTACTGACATTTCTGACATTTTTAAAAATAGGATTAGTATTAATGACATATTAGGAGATAGGAAAGATTATGGCATGGACGCGGGTGGCACTGCGCGTATAGATGGTAAATTTTCCGTAGAAGGGTACTGCTTTAATGATGGGACTATTGGGGAGGTATCTCAAGTAGCTTGGTACTGGACATTCATCTCTAACAAAGCATTAACCACCGACCAAATCAATCAGGTAATATCCTACTTCAATTTGGACAAGCATGTTAAACCGGATATCATCTACGACACCATCCGGCAGGGCATCACCAATGAGAACCACGCTTCTTTTAATGATGAGCTTGTGGACTTCTCCGGTAACGGGCATAATATGAAGATTTACAACTCTGCGTGGAACAAAGAAAGCGGTATCAATGGTGAAGGGGCTTGGCAGACTGACGGTGTAAGTGATTACGGTAAAGTAGAAAACCTTCCCATATACAAGGATTATACGGTAGTAGCTGATAGAGAGATAGTGGACGGATTAATTGATAATGCTAATGGTGGTGTAGCTACTAGAAGTTATAACTATGCAAAAGGGGCTTTTGGATTTGATTGGAAAAACCAAGCGTTTAGTTTCGGTGGAAATACTGACAGAATAATTGATGTACAAAGATTTATTAGCTACCAATCTAAATATGTAAATAATGGAATTCAACTTATTACTGGCAACGTAGTAGACAACAATCCATTATATATGGCTAGATTAGGAGAAGAAAATAGATACAGCAAACTAGCTCTTTGGTCTTTCTTGCTTTTCCCTTACACCCTTTCCGAGTTCCTGCTAGAGCGCCAATTGAAGAGGTATAAGTTGGGTACGCTGTATCCGGATATGGTGGAGTTTAGACCTGTTATATCTGGAAATATTCCTTATAACGCTATTGAGATAAGTCAGGGTCCAACTACGTTGTATAATAAATCTATCAACAAAACAGGAATCTATTTGCAAGAAGGAAGTACTGTCAGAGTTTATATTCAACCTAGCGGAATAGATGAAGTATCTAAGATAACTATTAATGGAGTTGAATATACAGATTTACCTATTAATCCTAATGGATATTATTACGCAGATTTCCCAATAACCAAAAGCCCTCAGAAGATAAGCTATGCCATTGACGAGTACATCAGATACGAGGATATTATACAGCCTTATCCAGCAATAATTAATCTAAAACAAGATGGTAAAACATTAACTTGGGGAGATAAGTTGAAAGTAGGCAGTGATATAGTCTTTGCAGGAAGTGCCAACCTTTTACCGGAGCTATATACTGTATCCGATACACGGTATAATGGTGTAACGCTTTACCCAAACACTATCATAAAGGTAGAGAAGTCTATGGTGTTTGATAATGCACGTATCTACCTAAAAGCCAATGAGCCGAGCTGTATCCTGTCGCCTAATAGGTTGAGGATTCCAAACAGTTCTTATAAGATTCTAGGCTACATTCCGGACTTGACAGGTAAAGGGAATCATGGTAGATTGAATAACTTCACTTATGCGGGAATGAGTGGAGCTAATGGGTATATAGAACCATTTAATGACAACAAATGGCATATAAGTTCCTCTGCTAATAAAATAAATCGTACTGATAATAAGATTACAGTAGTTTCTTTAAAAGCGAATAGAGGTATAATATATGTAGGTACTGGGACTTATGTTAATGAAATAAAGGTTATAGCCACAGGAATACCTGTTGGTGGGGAATTGATATTTCATCAAGATACTGATATAACTATTCCCAATAATGTAATTGTTACAATTGGAGGGAAAATATCAACAGGTTCGTGGGAATTTATAGTTAATGACTTAACATTAGATTGGTCTAATCTTGTTATCGAGCAACTAGGACAATACGAAGGCTCATTCTGTCTTGATGGAACGGATGACTATATTACCATTCCTACTTTGTCTCATGGTGGTAAACAAGTATTGATGAAGGTGAATTTACAAAGTTATGATAGATACTTGTATGACCAAAGAAATAGTTGGAGTCAATACTTAGCTATTGTTTCAGCAGGTAAGACAATAGCTTATGAATACTCAAATAAAGGTGGTAAAACTTATATTGATGGTATACTTAATGAACACATTATTGATAAAGATTTACTGAATATAACTCATAATATAACTGCAACTAATGCTAATATAGGAGTTCAATATGCTCCTAATATTGGCACTTCATTTGCTAGAGGTAATTTTGCTCAAATGGCTCTCTTTGATTTTATGCTATTCCCCGACATATCTAGTGAAGAAGAAATAAAGGAGCTAAACGAGGTTATGGGTATTGAGAATAACATTGAAGTAAGTTAAACAACTAATTAGAAATCATATGAAATACGCAGTAGTAACAATCGAATGGCTAGCCCAGCACGGTCTGTTGGCTATCCCCACAATGAGAAAGAGTAAAGACGGAAGTAAGGTAATCCTTCACGAAGAGTTTCTAACCCCTTACAAGGATGAAGAGTTTCCGAGATACTATTTTGACAGCCCGGAACTGAACGCCCTTCTGTCGGGTGATGAATGGTCATGGACGGAAGAGGAACATCCGGCAGGCAGTGCGGAATTTATCCAGGTGGCGGCAGCGAAGAACCTTTTGAATGTGACCAAAGCCGGAATTCAAACTATGTCCCTGACAGACAACGAAGCGTTGAAAGTGAAGTCCATGTATCCGTATTGGAACGAGTTTATCAGCAAATCACTAACAACCGGAATGAAAGTGCAGTACAACGATAAACTCTACCGGGTAAGGCAGAATATTGCTACCGTCTTGGAGAATCAACCGCCAAGCATCAACACCGCAGCTCTCTATGAGGAAATCAACGAGACCGTTGCCGGAACAAAGGATGATCCGATTCCATACAATAACAATATGGCATTGGAAGAGGGCAAATACTATTCGCAGGACGGAGTTACCTATAAGTGCACCCGTTCGACCGGGCAAGCGGTGTACGCTAACCTCTCTGATTTGATTGGTATTTACGTTGAGGTAGCATGAAACGTCTGTTATACATCCTGACCATTTTCCTGATGTCAGAAATATGCTTCACAAGCTGCCGGAACATCAAGTCTGTTCCGGTAGAGACCGTGAAGACGGAGTACAAGACACGTGATAGCATCCGTTTTGACAGCATCTATGAGCATGACAGTATATTCCTGTTCGTAAAGGGAGATACTGTCTACAAAGAGAAATATCGGTATAAATACCGGTATCTGACAATTAACAAGACAGATACGGTTATGCTGACCGATTCTGTGCAGATCCCTTATCCGGTGGAGAAACAGCTAACCCGGTGGCAACAGATGAAAATAGAGCTGGGCGGTTGGGCTGTTGGCGTAATTATAATACTATCTATTGTATTAATGCTTAAGATGTTTAGAAATTAACCGGCACTATCTTCACAGACCGTTTCCGGTATGAAAAGTTTAAGTTTTACTCACATAACAATTTCCAATGGAAAAAGGTTCATAAAGAAAGGAGGATAAAATGATACATTAATTAATACTAAGCAATAAGTTTATCCGGTAAAGTAGAAGGCCGGATATCGTAGCAAATGTAGCTCTTTTTTTGGGGGGGTAGAGTAAAAAGAACCCCCGACACATTAAAGTTGACGCCAATCAATACTTTAATACACCAAAGCATACGCCGGTTGTGTCAGGGGGTATAATATCCTTAACATTCCGAAGTATGCTTTTGTTCTTTTGGTATATATGTACTGATTGGCAAAGGCAAAAGTACAACAAAAAAATTAATTACCATGTGTAAGTCCGAGATTTTTGCCGAAATATTGAACCTTGTAGGAAAAGAAACTGAAGTTTCTACAGAACTAATCCTTTCATCAACCAAAGTGACCGAAGTCGTCGATGCCCGTTCTATCGTAGTGTTCTTCCTCACTGAATACGGTCTATATCCTGAACAGATAGCCGCTTTACTTCATAAGACATCTGCCAGTATACGCTATCTTATATCCACTTTCGAAAGCCGTAAAAATACAAACAAAATGATTGCAATATATCTGCAAAATATTCGTAAATCGCTTGCAAATGAGTGCTGATTTAAGCAGTCTCTATTATATACTTTTGTGATGCGGTTAATATTGACCGTAATAAAAAAAGTATAAATCTCTATGGAAAGAACGTACGTTTTTAATCAGGACGGTGGAGCGGCTTCAGGAAACGGTCTGCTTGCTTCTATTCTTCCGTCTTTGCAAAACAGAGGGGTTGACACCGGTTACCTGATGGGTCTGCTTGGAGGCGGCAATGGCAACGGTGGCTTCTTTGGTAACAATGGTGGTTTTCAAGACATCATTGCGCTTATTGTGATTGCAGCTATTTTCGGAAATGGCAATTTCGGCTTTGGCGGCAATAATAATCAGGGAGCGAACGAAGGAAGAGAGATGATTATGCAGACACTTAACCGAAATGGTGTCGACATTGCATCACTGGCACAAGCCGTGAACACTTCTTCAGATCAAATCCTTGCCGGTATTAATTCCGTATCACAGGCAATCTGTGGGCTTGGTAACCAAATGGGCCAGAACACCAACAGCATCCTTACTGCAATTATGCAGGGCAACAACGCTCTGACATCTCAAATCTGTAGCTGTTGCTGCGACATGAAGCAACTTGTAACTACACAAGGATACGAGAGTCAGCTTGCAATGTGCAACCAGACTAATACATTAGTCAACACAGCAAATCAAAATACGCTTTCTTTGCGTGACAGTGCAACAGCTAACACGCAGGCTATCATTGCCAAGTTGGATGCTATGCAGAATCAGGCGTTACAGGACAAGATTGCATCTCTTACTGCGGAAAAGGCAACTCTTACTGCTGAAATCTCCCAACGCAACCAAAATGCTACAATTTTAAATGCAGTAGGTCAACAGATTGCACCTCTTGCAGCGGGATTGCAAGCATTACAAAGCGATGTTGATGGAATCAAATGCAAGTTGCCCAATACGGTTCCGGTTCAATACCCTAACATTGTCGGTGTAAACATGGATACTTACCGTGCTGCTGCCTTCGGTGCTTATGCCGGTGACGCAGCATACGGACGTGGCGGATGCGGTTGTAATAACTACTGGGGTTGATCCGGTAAGAAAGGAGGTAACTATGTGGCCTAACTTTTTTACAGGATTCCCCTTTCTGTTTCCGACGCTTGGAAGGATCAATAACAACACCCTTCCGACGGTGGGTGTAACGGTCGGTACAGAGAATGTGACATTGGAACTTCCCAATCATGCATTCCGTAACCGGGACTACGTAGGAAGTTTCTATGTTAATCTTCGCCAGCCTATCCCTGCGGGAACAGCGACAACGCTTCCTGTACTGATTGGAACCAATGGGGACACAAGACCGTTGATGGCTTACAACAACGAGCCTATTACAGTTGCAAACCTTGCCGGAACCGGTATTTATGAAATTCACTATAACAAGTACACCAATGAGCTGTTCCTTGTTAATGGCGGATACAGACCTACCGCTACTCCGGCTGCTACAGCAGAAGCAGCGTCAAGTAAAAACAAGTAGTCAACACGGGTGTCAGAGTTTATTGGCACCCTATTTAAATTAAATCAATATGTTTCAGTCACTTCGCACCAATAACCAGTTGTATATACTTCATAAAGATACCAATCCATATATTGAATATGGTCCGGTAGTAAGCGTTTCAGCCCCTAAGCCAAAATATCCTATAGCCTCTCCTGTAGTGGGACAGCTCACCCAAATGGAGATGGTAGTTGATGTTGTCGTTAGTATCAACGGTCAAAACACTACATTTCAAAATCTCCCTGCAGGAATGGATATTGCCGATTTTGGTCAAAACGGGAATATTGTGGTATCATGTTCACGAGATGCAATGAACAATGAGGTAGCTTCTATGAAACAAAAAAGCATAGATATCCTAAACAGCATGGACATACATAAATCCGTGATTGCCGGATGCGACAAGATGCTTACTCTCTTGAATCCAGAGTTTGCTGAAAAACAGCGTCAAGAACAGGAGATTGCCTCTTTGAAAGGGCAAATGTCGGAAATGAGCAAGAATATGGCAGATCTTATGGAATTAAACAAAAGGCTAATGGAACAAATAGGAGTAACCGAAACATCTAAAAACAAGAAATGATATGGGAATGTGGACAATAAGAGAAGAACACGATGGATATGATCGTGACTTCGGAATGCGAGGCAAAAGTGAAATCGAAGAAGCTTATCGTGAAGGCTGCCGCCATGGTTATGAGAAGGCCATGAGTGAAATGCGTGGCGGTGGAATGGGATTCCGTGAGAATGGACGCTACGACAGCGATGGCATGAACGAGCGTCGTATGCCGGGTTATTTCCCGGAATCCCCTATGTACGGAGATATGGGAGAGCGCAGACGCAGACGCTCAAACGGTGAGTTCTATTAATCGTATGAGGGGAGAAATCCCCTCTTATTCTAATAAAGCAATTATTATGGGACAAAGACTAGATACGTATGACAAGATGCCGACGGCAATGAAAAATTATCTGTCATTATACGGCTGGCACTTCTCTAAGAAGATGTGCGAATGGGCTGTTTCTAAAATGGAAGTTGAGAACAAGACTACCAAGCAGAAGGAAAAGCTCGTTCCGATCAAAAAGGAAGAGGTGGAGGAGCTTCTGAAAAAATACGGAATTAAACTGGAGAAAGATGCCGGGTACGATTGCGTATATGTAGCCAATATGGCGAAAGCTGATTATTATAAGAGTTCCATTACAGATGAATCCCGTTTGGCATTATTCTTGAAGGATTACATAGATGATCCAGACGGATATGACGGACTTCCTTTTACCCGTTTCTATGCGGATTGTATCGGAAGTGGCACACCTATAATGTGGGATGATATGCTCTGATTTATGATAGTCCAGGATTTCTACATACCGAAATATGATTGGAGAGTTAGGGTGTATTATGCCGTAACGACTTACTGGATCAGTGAGATTCTATGCGAACTTCACCGTATCGGTTGTAGAGGGGAAGATTTCAAACAGGCATACAGAAACCTCTCTTCCGGGGCTCTCAATACCGGTCTTACATATTCGGACTTTGAGGAGCGTGAGACTGTGATGGTAATTGCTCTCACTTCTTCCCCGGGAGAGTTCCAAAACTCATGGGACCACGAAAAAGGGCACTTGTGTCGGCATATCTCACAAGCATTCAATATTGACCCCTACGGGGAGGAAGCCCAATATCTTTCCGGTGAGGTAGGTCAGAAGATGTTCCCGATAGCGAAGAACTTCTTGTGTGAACATTGCAGGAAAAACTTATGTCGAAGATATTAAGGGGCATTTTGTCAGGAATATATGTAACAGGCGAAAATGAGAGAAAAAGACTACATAGATGATTTGATTTCACAGGCAGATGACCGGTACCACTCGGATTTCTGTCGGCTTCTGTTGGTTATGCTATGGAACGCCTAGAAAGGTGGTTGTACTGGCTGATTCCTCTTGCGATTATTGCGAAGGTTGCATCTTTGTGCTTGTCCCTGGCTATGTAGTCGGGGATTTTTATGTTAAATAGTAGAAAAATAGTTATTATTACTTGGTAATAGTAGAAAAATAGTTATCTTTGCGGTGTCAAATCTTCATTGTAAGATATAATTTTTAATAAAAGAAAGGAGGTCTGGATGACGAAAAAAGTAAAAGAGGTAATCGTTTTACTTGAGAAAAATGGATGGACTTTCGTTCGAATAAGAGGTGACCATCGTATATACTACAAAGAAGGAGCTAAGAGGCCTATAGTAGTTCCAGGTAATCTAAATGATGACCTAAAAGATGGTACTTTGAATTCCATTTTAAAGGAGGCAGGGCTAAAATAGGCCCTGTCAATCCTCATCTCCTTGAACAATTAAAAAAGTATATTTGTTAATGATAATAAAAACTTCTACACATGGTAACATTAAGAGTAATCATCGAGCGAGCGGATAATAATTATTCTGCTTATATTGATGGCGTTAATGGTATAACTGTTACAGGTTCTACTATTGATGAAATAAAAAAGAACATGATAACGGCTATTGGAGTCTTTATCGAAGAATGTTCTGAATTGGGGTGTGAATTGCCCGATGCATTAAAAGGTGATTATGAACTATCCTTTAAAATGGATATAAAATCATTTTTGGATTTTTATGAAGGTGTATTTTCAAAAGCCGGATTGGAACGTATTACGGGGATTAATCAGAAACAATTATGGCATTACGCTTCTGGCAATAGAGTTCCACGTCAAGAGCAAAATTTGAAATTAGAAACAGCCTTGCATAAACTTGGTGAAGAGCTCCTTTCCATTTCTTTATAACTGCCTCTTTAAAATGGAATCCTCCCGGTGTATTAAATATGCCGGGATTTTTTATACCTTTGCCGAAAACTAAATATTATGGCTGAAGAAAAGAAATACGACTACGACTCGATAAATGAGTTGCTAGCTT